CCTTCCTGTCTTGATGACTCAAGGATACCGTTGATTAGACGGGTACCCAACGAGGCACAAGTCCTGTCGAGCGATTGACAGGGAAAAACGTGGGCGCGGTGGCTGCTGGCGAGACAAACGCTCGCAAAAGCCGCGGCCAACCATCAAAGGAATGGTCATGTTTCCCGAACGTTTTTACGATCAGGAACTTGAACTCAAACCTCTGAAGGCCTATGTTCCACCGATACTGATGCGGAGATAGCAGCAGATTAACTGCCTCAGCCGTCTCAGCATTCTGCAGCAGAATGCAAGGATAACCCGAATTGCTGGTACCGTACGGGATAAAGCCCATACGGTCTTCTATCCAGCGCCTCAGGAGATCTGCAGACTGCCAATACCCTCTCATCAGGAGAGAGTTAATCGCAGACACAGCATGGGGGTACATAACGTTCCGATTGTTGAAATCCATCTCCCAAATAGGGTGACGGAGTTTCAGAGGAGTAACGTCAAACCCATGATAGGCATCCACGCCACAAGACTCTCGAAAGGGTCCGGTGATGTAACACTTATCCTCGTTGACTTTGAGAGAATATCTCTCATAGGCTGCGATGATAGAGTTCGCTGCGTGTACGGGGACAACAATGTCATCTCCATACACGTAACAGGGCCTATTGAGTTTACCACCTGGTTCAAGCTGGATGCAAACCGCAACAGCGATGGACCAGAAGACGAGCGCCTCGACAGGGAAGCATAATGCTGACCCCATCGGCGCAAACTTCTTAAGGAACACCACTTCTCCCGTAGGGAGTCGTGTTGCATCTGACCTGGATGCTTCTAAAGCTTCCAGTAAAGGCTCTGGGAACAGAGCCCTCACCAGGGCTAGAGAAACACGGTCGGAAGCGTCTTTCATATCCAAAGTAGCGAATTTCCCGTCATGTGACGAGGATCGCGCTAAGGATTGATTTACGCCTTGGTCCGTGAAGTTGACATAGCCTCTTGTGAGAGGGTGTCGCTCCACATGACCAACCAATGCCCGACCAAGACCTTGCTGAATCCACTGAAATTCGAGTGGCTCAGCAGAAATCAACCGAGGTCCCCGCGAATCTTTTGGTACGAGGATTGTTTTGGAAAGCGCAAATTCAGGCTTTTCAAGTCCACAATACCAATCGCGGCGATCCTTTATTTCCGGCCCACGACCAGCAGTAAAGTAGTCGTAGTAAGGATAAAAGGAGTGAATCTTGCTGTACTTGCGTCTAAACAAGTACTTGCTCGATCCACGCTCACCAGTGGAGACAGTCCCTGGCCCGTGCCGTGGGACTATACTACGGGGGTCGAAATCATTGAGTAGCTGCTCTAAAAGAAGAGAAGCTATCCAGATGGTTTCATCCAGTTCGACCTTGTCAGGTAGAAGACGATCAGTTTCCACAAAATTCGTGAGAAAGTCGTGGATGCAAGAATCGTCATACTCCGTCTCGACTTTATAGAAGAGATAGAGAATCTGGCGTAAACCCCGTAGTCCCTCGAAGTGATACATACTTTCGTGATCACTCCGAAGGCTTCCATCCTCACTGTAAACGCACCGAAAAATCCCGCGTAGAAATACGGGAATTTTAGAGTTTCTCCCGGTCCGAAAACCAGGAGGAACTTCCAGGGTGCCGGTTTTGAGGCTCTTATCAACCGCCTTTCCAAGTAATGGGAGACGTTTAGATAGAAACCCGAAACCTTCACAGTGGACCCTCTTCTCGATAGTTTCAGCATCTCGCTGAAAGTCGTGAAGATCTGAGTCACAGAGGAGTGTAACGTCGTACACCAAGCGGACAAGGAGGTCGACCATTAATTGGTCGTCCAGGCTCTTCCGGATACTCATAATGAGTTGTCCTCCGGGCCCCTCTCCATGATCAGACATCACGAGGTGAGTCTACGACTCACCACGCAGGACGGCATCGATATTGGCCTGCGTCGCCATGAAATTCTTGACGAACGCAGTCAAGTCGGGCACGTCCGCAGCCGCTGTAGTGTCCCGAGGAACGGTGTAGACGACCGACACCGAAGAGGTGACAGTTCGGCCCTCCGCGTCAAGGCGCTGCTTCGAAAAAACGAAGTTGTGCCTGTCGACGTCGACGCCAGACTGTTTCACAACCTGGTGACGAATCGTCATGTTCCTAGGAGCCTGCAGCGTGGATGCAGTGTCGATGCGTCGAGTTTCAGTGCCTGAACTAAAGTTTTTGGCAAAGGTCTTCGACGCGGCAGCTGCATCGTTTAGAGCAATATTGTCTGACAACATGGGAAGGAACCTCCGGTTAGAGTTGTTGGGGTCTGACGTACGGGTAATCAACCCGTGTCAGGTGAGGAGGGGCTGAAGTAATAACGCCCCTGCTAACGCCTGTTGCAGCCAAGATAACTGCGTTGTAGCAGTTACCGCTGGGAGACCAGGGATGCGAACGTATCGATCTAGTGTGCCATGAGCGGCTGGAAGGGCACCATTAAAACTTGGATAGTGCCACATCCAGTAGACGCCTGTTCCATGAGAGGAACACGCACACCAGGGGCTGATGATGCGGTACTCACCGTCGAACGATGCAGGGAGCCTATATTGGCCCAATGTGTCGCCGAAATGAGTCAGCCAATCAACAACAAAAGAATACGGAATCGCATTCCAGGCTATTTTCAGGATCTGGTCGAAACCGCCATAATCCCGAAAAGCCCTAAGCGGCGCCATGGCATCATCTAAACCAACAAGATTCTGGTAGAGATGGCCGCCTATGGTGAACTTGTAAGTCGTATGGACTTCAGCATAGGTCATAAACGCGTTCGCCGGATTCCCCCAGCCAGGGGGAGGCGTCGTTTGATATGACCCAGTCCTTGCGTTTACCAAGCTTGTGAGATGTCCACGAGTTGACCTTAGAAAGGCCAACCTTGTGAATATCTTCTCAGACGAGGACGCAATCGCTTTGGCGGTCGAAATCAGTGGGATTAGCCCAAAATTATAGGCTAAGAACCCATTAACGAGACCGCGGGATGAATACTTCCATGAGCTAGAAAGGCCAACAAGGACTTTTGCCAAATCCGCTGCGGAATTGGCAAGCCTAGTTATATCCTTGATTTCAAGGATATCGTTGGCAAAACTAGCTGATGAAGGTATGGGGCGCCATGCCTCTTGGGTGTCATTTGTAAAGGAAACCATGTCCACTCCAACAGTGGACGCGAAATCCATACTCATTTGACCCTCATCCCCAGACGAGAAGGGAAACGAGCAGAAATCGGTCGGGCTAAATACCAGACCGTCGACAGCATAACCAGCATTATAGGTTACACTGTTAACGCCATCTGAGTATTTGTGTGAACCCAAAAGGGAACAAGTTCCCTTTTCGTGGAACACCTGATTCACGACTGGAAACCCGTAACGATCATTCCTCACGGAAGGATACGTATCACGGATTGATTCAGCCATGATGTTGGTGTCCCAAGGACCGTCACTGCCAGTCGAGAGTTGGGCCCCATCAGAGTTGCGTGTTACCACCCAACGTCTGGTGTGGGGCCCGGTCCTCGCCACTCGTGTACGTAAGCGCATATGACATTACACTCCCAGGAGAGATAGTCCTTAAAGGACGAGAGGAGAGATC